CCAGATCCTTGTACTGGCCGCTGCGTAAGGCCAGCTGGATGTAGCCCTTATAGCCCAGAACAAACTGTGCCGTGACACTCTCCGGGCGGATCAGCCTGTTGTTGCGGTCATACTTGGCTTTCTGCTTGAAAGGCACGAGGTAGTACTGCCCCAGCTGAGGGGACGGGCTGAGGTTCAGGCTTTCACCCAGCAGGGCACCAGCCAGAATCGTGCCGGCATCGCATTCCTGCAGGGCGGGGTTGACGGCCACCGCCGAGGTAATGCTGGCCGTGAACCGGCGGGCGCGGGCCGGGTCGCGCAGAGTGTTGGAGATCAAGGACTGATAGCCCTTGGTGGTGATTGCCACGGAGAACTTGGGCTTCTGCTGTACCTGCATCTGATTATAAGTTGCCATATTCAATACCTTCCTTTTCCAGATAATGCTTCAAACCGATCAGCTGGGCTTTGGTGCCTTTCGCATAAAAGCGGGTCATCAGGATAGGCTCAGCCGCCGGGGTGGACTGAAGTTCAGGCTGGGGTTCCGGCTGAGTGCCGGCTTCCGGCAGTTCGGACGGCTCCTGTACCTGGGCGGGCAGTTCAACCGCCGAAGCCGCCACAACAGCGGCGCGGGCTTTTTCGGCAGCGGCTTCCCGTTCGGCCTGCCGGGCGCGGCGCTCTTCTTCCCGCCGACGCTGTTCCTCCAGCGCCTTGTGCCGGTCACCCACAGTCTTGATGGCGTTGGGCAAATCCAAATTGCTGCGGTACTCCACCATGATCTCGGCGGCGTTGTCCATGCCCTCGATTGCGGCCACGTCGGCCACAATGCCGTCTACGAATGCCTTTGCCTGCTTTTTCAAAGAGGTCAGGCTGTCGCTCATGTTGACTTTCGGGCGGTAGGTCAGATCATCCAGCCAATCAATGTCGGAGGCTTCCACCAACTCGCCGTAGTAGTCCATGAGCGCTTCCGTTTTCTGAGCCACAATTCCAGAGGTCACATCCGTGATTTTCTGCTTCAACTCGGCATCTGCCTGCTGGAACGGTTCCGTCACGCACTCCCGGTAGATCTGCTCAAAGGCTTTGTAGGGTTCAAGGATTTTGCTCTTGATGGCCGTGCGCTGGGCTTCGTACTCCTTGAATTCCTTGTTGAGCTGGGCGCGGACATCCTTGACGCTCTTATAGGTTTCTTCGGTGCAGATCAGCGAAGTGGCTTCGGCGGTGCGCCGCTCAATGTCTGCCTTTACGCTGTGAAGCCGCTCGACAATGATAGGCAACTGCTGAAGTTCGATGACCTGCAATGCGGTATCCTGTGCCATATTGCATTCTCCTTTCAGTTTTTGAACACTACATAATGGCCGGTAGTTTTGTTCATCAGAACCCAGCCGCCGACATCCGGGCTGTCCTGAATGAAAAGGTACTGCCGGGAATCCCAGCCATGTGCAGAAAGGGCTTCTTTCTGCTTGCGGGTCAGCCTTTTTGGCCGGGCATTCATGTGTCTGCCACTCATACGATGCTCACCTCCTCATTCCAGCGCTTCAGCAACGAGGGCTGCATGGTGATGATCTTGTAGCCGGTGGCTTCCAGCTCAGTGCTGCGGTCGTAGCTCTGCACGTCCTGCGCGTGCCGTGTGACAGCGTTTGCCAGACCATAGAGGGAAAGGTCACCGCCCGCGATAAGATGTCCCAGAATGCCCTCGCTCTCGTTCTGGCGGATGTTGAACTCCTTGGCCGCAAGCTCAACCACCCTAGGAGCCGCCGCCGGGAGAATGGGTGCTTCCTTGGCATCCCGGAGTTTCTGCACCAGCGCATTGAACCGGGCTTCATCGACCGCCGCCCGGACGGTGTCCTCAATCTTCATCAGGAATGCCCGGTCGTCGGCTTCGATGGTCTCATCCCGGAAAATCCCGAAATCGCCATCCACGCTTTCATTGATGCGGCCAACATGGCGCTTGCCAACACCCACATCCGCCACCATGCCATTGGTACAGACAAGACGGTAAATCAGAGGCTTCACGGAAACGCTGCCCATGCCGACCTCAGAATTGGAAATCAGGATGCCGGCCTGAACGATGTCCCCCGGCACTACTTCGGTCTGGATGCGCTCATTGACAACCTTGATGTACATGCGGGTATCGGTCAGTTCACAGCTTTCAATGCGGGCTCCCTGCATTTCAGAGATAATCGGCAGGACCGTCTGTGCAACCTCGTAGTTGTCGATACGGCGGTAGCGGTCGGAGAGGATGGCGCGGGCGGTACCATCAAGGGTGCGAACCATGCGGCGGGTGTCCGGGGACTGCTGGAACCAGCCATTGACGTTTGCCATCAGCAAGCCGGGGTTCTCTGCCCGCATCCGCTCGTAGTAGGGAGCCGGGATCTTCAACTGCAATCCCAGCTGACGGTGGGCATTTTCGTTCAGCTGGAACGGGGTGTTGCCGATCACGAGGTCAAAGTTCTCGTTGACGGCGGTCATCTGCATAGCACCCGCTGTGGCAACGTAGTCCTTTTTGACCTTGGCCTGCCGGTCAAGCTCAATCACAAGCTCCTGCAAACTTCTTCCGTATTTCATTGAAATCTCCTTTTCTTTCAGAAAAACAACCGGGACAAGCCCGAAATCACATAAACTTGCGGATCAGGTCACCTACCGCGGTATCACGGAGAACACGGCCGAGCCATGCTCCAAAAACATCGAACACGCCCTTGCTATCCAACCAGATCAGCAGCGCCGCCCCAAAAGCGGTCAGCCAGAACTGGAACAACGGGACACGAGCCGCCGCCTGATCGGGGGTGAGGTGGTACATGAACATCAGCAATTCCTGCATCTTTACTCCTCCCCGCCGCAATAGATCTTCTCGGCCTGTTCAACGCTGGTGTCATCGAATGCCCAGTGCAGTTCATGCAGCACCTTTTCGATGGTCTTTTCGTCAAGCCCGGCTCTCTGCATAGCCAGCAGGCAGTATCCGGTACAGGCCGCGTTGCTCCATGCGCCATTCAGCGCAAGTGCTTCAAACAAAGAAATCTGTTCCTCATGGGTCATAGCTACAAACTTTCTCTTGTACTTGATTTCCAGCCGGAAATAAGTTACACTAAAAAACGATGATGCAGCCTTTCCTTGAAGCGGTTCGGCGCATCGCACCTTTCGGCATCGTCCTGCTGCAACGGGACGGTGCCTTTTTATTTGTCAAATCGGACCCGGATTGCCATGCGAAACGGCCTTATGCTTTTCCGAAGTCCTTTTTGTGCTCATTCCTGTGTGTGTAGATTCGTAAGCCTGCACTCCTGCCCACGGCACAAGCCGCGTTCTCTCGCCGACACTAACGAGTTCTCCAAACTCTCCGGCAGCCATCTTGCTGCGAATCGTGGCGCATGATACCCCGTACCGCTCTGCAAGCTCTTTTGCAGTGTACAGTTCTTTGTGTCCTGCGCTCAGGCGCTCAGTTAATTTATCAGCCAGAATGTCAAGCAGTCTATCAACCATTTCGTCCACCAAATTCACCTCCCCCACTTGTTGATGTGGCATCTTCAAAATCAAATCGTCCGCCGGGAGCGCTCAAACGCTTTGATGTCTTCAGCGCTGACCCTGTACTCCTTTCCGATTTTGATTGCACCGAGCTTCTTCTTACGAATCCACTCCCATACGGTAATGATCTGAACACCGTACCGTTCTGCTACATCCTTGCAGGTATACAGTTCCCCCATGAACGTCCTCCTTTCTTTGTATAGATTTATAGTTGTGTTTTGTTTGGTTTTGTGATATGATAATAGTGCAAATCAAACAAATCACAAAACCACCTGTCCATATCACACAAAGCAGTTTTGTTTGTTGTGTGTTTTGTGTGGTATGGCTATACTATACCACGCATTTTGTTTGGTGTCAACGGCACTTTGCGTGTTTTGTGTGGTTTTGTCTTTTATGCACAAAATCAGGCGGTGTAGTATGGATATATTGTTAGAAAGAATCATTGAGTGCATCGGGCCGCGGCACGGTGCTAAGAAAGAACTTGCGGAGCATCTTGGGATTCACCCCAACGTCATCACAAACTGGCTGAATGGGCGTAACAAATCCTATCGGCGCTATGTGAATGAAATTGCTGCTTTTTACGGTGTTTCCGTTGATTACCTCTTAGGGAATGCCGATTCAAAAGAAAAACAGCCTGACTCTCAAAATGAGAATCAGGCTGTCAAGGATGAACTGATTGCCTTTTATGGGGATGTAAAGGATGATCTTACCCCCGATGATATTGACGATCTTATGGTCGCTATGCGCGCAAAGGCCGAGCGGAACAAGAAAAAGAAATCAGGTGTGTAATGCATGAACACAGCCGTTTGCTGTATGTATGATGATCTGGAAGCTTTGAACGTAGACGTTGTGGATGTTAAACTCAAAAACAATTTCGCAATCGCGTTCTTTGACAATTTCCTTGTCATTGATCGCAGCAAATGCAAGACCGCCGCACAGGAACGCACTGTGCTGGCGCATGAAGCAGGGCATTACATGAGCGGTGCTTTTTACCGCGCTTATAGTCCATTTGAAGTCAAAGAACAGGCAGAGCATCGGGCATTTGCCGCATCTGTCGAAAAGTATCTCCCTGTCAACGAAATCCTGAATTGCTACAAGATGGGCATGACAGAAAATTGGGAGATTGCCGAATATTTCAACCTTGAAGAAGAATTTGTTGAAAAAGCAGTACATTATTGGACTGATTGCAAAGGCATAGATTTTAATTGTTTATAAAACGAAAAAACGCCCCCGGTGCTACCAACACCGAGAGCGTTCAAATAGATTGGCTTACTCAAAA